CGTTTGCAAACGTAATAATTTCACCTACATCTAAATTGTGTGCTCCAGTGGTAGTGATTACTACAGTGGTAGAATTGTTAGTTGTTGTTATGTTAGCTCCTGTTGAAAAATTATCTGTCTCTAAAGGTGTAATATCATAGAATGCACCCTCGTAATAAATCACTAATATTTTATCTGTTCCGATAGCTGCGTATCTTTTACCATCAGTATCTGCCCAAACATGTTGTCCTCTAGCAGCTCCAACTAATTTATCATTTACTAAAGCTTCCCAACCACCTATTTTCTCAGGTTCTCCGTATCTAAAACGTACATTATCCCCGTCAACCCATCTTCCTTCTGCATCAGAAGGTGTAGATTGTTTATCAAATCCAGGTGCTATAGTTACTTTAGCTAAAGGCATAACAGATTATACCACTTATCAGCTTGGTTATAAACTATTTGTTCGATAGATCTATAGGGCCGCCATCAGACTTTTCTTTCTGTATTTCTTTAGCGAAAGAATAATGAAATTTAGTGACAACAGCCATTAAATCATTTGATATTTTTTTAAGATCTGAGGCAGATAAAGTAAATTTTTTATTTCTTTTAAGAGTTTCTATCTCTTGATCAGAAAACATCCATTCACAAGACCCATTTTCATATTGTTTAAAGTGCATAATTATTTATATCAATTTTCGTCATTTTGTAAAGAGGGAGTTCCTAGATCTTTTCTACCATCATTTGCAAATTCTATAGTATACGGGGTGCTTTCACAATAATGAAGTTCAACTATAAACATGTGGTCTCCTTTGAAAGAATCTTTTCTACCTGATTTTATTACGTTACCACAAAACAAAACAGCTGATCCAGGTTTTAATTCTATTTCATGATCATCAACAATTAAAGGCCAAGAGGTTCCATCGTCTCCTACATTTATTAAACAAGTCATTTGATACTTTGCATTTTTTGTATGTAATGATTCAACAGATCCGTTTATGTAAGCTGTAAAAACACTAGACATACAATTTAAATGTTTTAAAATTTTTTTCTCTATTGTCTGTTGTTTGTTTAATAAAAGAGAATCAAAAAAAGGATCTCCTTGAACACGTGTTTCTCCTACACCATTACCATTAAAACCATGCTCATTAATATTATGCCTTACCTTACTATAGGTATTTACAAGTTTTAAAACATCTTCACTTAAGAAAAAGTCCATTACAAAAAATTGTCCTGTTGGTTTTACATTAGCCATGCTACCACCGAATATCTTGTACCATTTTTTATTGCGTTAACTTTATGAGGATACATAAAATTACTTGGAAAGAAAACTACTCTATTCTTTTTTGGTTTTATAATTGTTTCATTTTTATGATCGGGATCTGCAAAATGTAATTCACCACCTTCGTAATCATCATTAACAAATAATATAAAACTAAACTCTCTTTGAAATTTAGTGTGATAATCACTATGTAAAATATAGTGACCACCAGGTTGATACTTTAAAATAGACACTTCATTAATTGTGCTTAATGATTTATCTTTAATTTTAAGATCTTGTATATATCTTTGATTACATAGTTTTATTATGTTTTGTAAAATATTTTTCCAATGAATGTCTGTATAAATTTTATTATTTATTGTGTTATTTGTTATAACAGTATTAGTATAAACGTTAAAGTTTTCTGCATTTCTTATTTTATTTAATTCTTCATCACTTAATTTTTTAACTACATGTGCTTTTTCAAAACTTTTATTTTTACAATAAGTGATAAAACCTTCTAATATATTAGGTTGAATGACACCATCATAAACTTTTACAGCATCTTTAATATTCATTTGTAATCCTTTTTCTTCCAATAAAAAGTTTTGTATATGTTAAATAATTTAGTGTGATATAAAAAAGTTCGCCAATGAGATTTTTCAGGATTTATCTCTTTAATTTTCATACGCCAAGACTCTCTCTTAAAAGGTATGATTTGTACATAAGGAGTTCCTCTTTTAATTACAAAATCAATTGGAGTTTTTTCAAAACCTGATAATAAAATAGGAAAGTTTATTTCTTGATTATAGGTATCAGTATCTACAATACCTGGAACAGCTTCAAACTTTTCAGGGTTATTATTTAATACAGGTAGAAGCAAACATGAATATCCAGGCGGTGTTTTTATGACCCAAGGATTCATAATCTTATGAATCACTCCTCCTTGGTTTTTATTTTTTAAATCAGGCCACCCCGTAACTTGATTAGGATATTGTATTTCATTACGATCTTTATAATTAACATTTATAGGCAACCCTGCATTACTAAGTGCAGCCTCTTGTTTACTTGATTTTTGTATTCTTCCCTCTTTTTCTATTTCTTGCCCATGAAAAATACGTAAATCTTGAGGTGCTTTTAATATGTAACCTGTTGTCAAAGTATCTAAAAAAGGCATGCAACCTTTTGCAGTTCCTTCGCCCATAGCATGTTTTAGTTTTTTATACCAATCTGGAATATTTAATTTTACTGGAACAGGAAAGGTATCTTTTTGAACTTCATCATCTACGTAATGTTTTGGCGCAGAAAATTCAATTATTTTATTAAGCATACCTTTGTATACTTAAATGTTGATTTGAAATCAACTACATTAAGTAGTTATGCATTATATCTGTATGTCCTAATTCTTGTACTTTCTTATAGAAACCTTCTGTACAAGGTATTAATGTAGATACATCTAATGCATCAAGAGCAGCGATATGTGCGTTTAATTTTGCTTTGTGAGCTTCTGTTTTCCATTTACATTTTAATGAATCTTGAGCAAATTCTTTTTGAGCTTGTATATGAAAAGCCATAGTCTCTTCTGTAAAATTTGTATTACCTTCTGGTTCATCAACTAAATTTAAAGTCGTGCCATCGTATTCAAGAATTACTTTTTCCTCGTTTAATAACTGATTATATTGGTCTTCAGTTATTTCTACTATTCTGTAAGTATCTCTTGGATTCTCTCTAACATTATCAATGTCAGCATCTGTTAGTGCTAAACCTTCAAGAGGTCTATGAGCAGTAGGATCTTTGTGTAATAAAGCGTATGCCATAATTTATTAACTTCCTGTTTTTTGTTCCCACAACATAATCATACCATCTGTTCCGGTATTACCAATTCCTCCTACACCAGTGTTAGATGTAGAGAAATCAACAAACGGAGCTAACATGAAAGTTTTAATTTTAGGATCTTGGTTGTTAGGATTTCCGTCTCTCATACGAGGCATAATATCATCGTTTTGTGAATAATCAAATATAAGAGTTCCAACGTTTGGAGTATCTATGTTACCTGGTTGTTTAGGTGAAGGACCAGATCCTCCAGCTCCGTTAGCAACAAACTGGTTTGTGTTCCAAGTTGTAGCATTTCCATTTCCAGCTCCGATTGTTGCTGGGGCACCTCTAGTTCCAACAACCCAAGCAGCTGTGTAAGGTTGAGTGATTGGAGTTACTACGTATCCGTAACCAGCGTTATTTCCTCTGTGAACTGTGTTGTAAACTCCAGAAACACCAGGACCACCACCAACCATTAACATTGCAATTTTATTTGTATTTGCAGGTGCTGTGTAGTTCCCTGAGTTTCCTTGTGGCTCAGTGTTAGAACTCGCTGTGTTTCCAAAAATTTTTGCCGGATAGAAAGAACCTGAAGAAACAGATCCAGATGACGCTGCAGTAATTCTACCATCTTCATCAACCGTGATTGATGAGAAAGTGTAAGAACCGGCAGTTACCGCAGTTGATTGTAATTGACTTGGACCAACTGAGTTTGCAGCTAATTTAGCTTGCGTGACTGTTGATTGAGTAATTTGATTTGCTGTTATTGAGTTTTGAGCAAGTTTTGCAGTTGTGATTGTTGATTGAGCAATATTGTTTGCTGTTACTGCGCCTGCAGCTAATTTAGCTGTTGTAACGTTTGATTGTAAAATTTTGTCAGTTGTAACTGCATTAGTAGCGATTTGAGCTGCAGCTACAGTTCCACCTAAAGTGTCTAAAGATATTTCTTTTAAATTTGTTCCATCAGAATAAGCTGCAAAGATGGCTGCTCTGTCAGGAGAAAAACCTGTCCCTGATGCAGTTTTGATTGTTAAATTTGATGGGTTAGTTAATCCTGTGCAATCAAAGATGTAAAATTTTTCTATTGAGTCAGGTATAGTACAAACTGTACTTGCAGCGATTGAAGCCGTTGCAAATTTAATTACCATGTTTCTTGCATTTGACAAAGTTGCGTTTGTCATTACAAGTGCTAAAGTTCCACCACTTGATAGTGTAACTTGTTCAAAACCTGCAATAGCTTGTTGAATTAAATTTAAATTGGTATTAGTTTTATCACCCCACGTACCAGCGTTTTCACCGGTTACCATTAACTCTAGTTTAAGATCTGTTGAATAACTTGATGCCATATAGCTCCTGTTTAAATCATTTTAACAAATTTATGCTGCTCTATCAACCTCAGTCCAACTATTATTTACGCCAGGATTGATCTCGCTCCATGCGGTAATATTAACGGAACCAATACCAGTAGTCAAGTCTAGTCCTGTCACCGGTATATTAGCATTAGCTTGTAATGTTACGTTTCCTATAGCCGATGTAACAGTTAATCCTGAAGCACCTATAATTTGACCAGGTATTGGAACCAGTGTGCCTAAAGAAGCTCCAAGAGCTTGCCCTGTTACGCTTTCAACAGTTGTCTGTACTAATGAAACACTTCCTAAATTTAAGTTTGCAGATATCCCTGTTACGTCTACAGGTGTTTTCAACCCTGCAACTACTTGTCCCGTAGATATGGATGCCAATCCAGCTGTAGTAGGATCTACAGTAGCGACCCCTGTAACTCCTAATACTGGAGCTGCTGTAGCTTGTAAAGCATCTTCACCAACAAATACAGTGACGTTATTATCAATTTGTATAGAATTTAATCCTTGTGTAATTGTTAAAAGATCTAAGCCTGAAACTGATATGCTTACATCAGTTTTAGCAACAACACTAGTTTGAGAAATTGTAGCTACTTGCCCTGTAGGTAAAACAGAATAAGTTTCTCCCCATGCTCTGTTACCCCAGCCACCACGGCCCCAACCAGCTTCAACTTTTGCGTCAACGGTTACATCTCCAATTGACATTGGTAAATCAAATCCGGCAGCTAATACGTCACCTGTTATACCCCAAGCTCCTAAGTTCCAAGACGGTCTTCCCCAACCTTCTGATGCACCAGCAAATGATAAATCTCCAATTGACATTGAAGCAGACACACCAGTTGCAACTTCAAATCCAGAATCTGATACTTTACCCCAAGCACCTTTACTCCACTCTAAAGCTCCCCATCCTGTTGAAGAAGCAGCGTATGCTAAATCTCCTAAACTTAAAGACGTAGATAAACCTGTTACTGAAGCTCCTGCGCTTGAAGTATCACCCCAGTTTCCAAGATTCCATGTTAAAGCTCCCCATGTATTTTGAGTGATATCAAAAATACCACCCATGCCAATTCCGTGAACATAACATAAATAATAAAAATCTGTTTCAGAAGAAGGAGTTACTTCAACGTATCTTGTTGTAGCTGCGTTGAAAGTTGTTGTGTTGGTGTAATTAGCTTGGTTGCTAGAACCATCTAGATAGTAAGTTACACCTGATGAAATGATTCCACCAGTGCCTGTTGTTGTGCTAAATATTAATGGATGGCCATCGTTAGTGTTATCGCTTTGATCGAACCTTAAAGTTCCACCATTAACCCACGATACTGTGCCTGGACCAGTTGAGTTTCTAACACCGTCTAAATAAAAAACGTTACCGGTGCCGCCTCCGTAGAGGTTGCCCGATGCTACGGTTACCGAATAAATGTAATTTGCCATAGCATCGGCTCCCTCCTAGATTATGCGATTCTCAATATAGCTGCGCTCGTTGTAAATGCTGGAAACTGAATAGTAAATGTTCCTGCAGATGCAGTTTTATCACCGCCAAAATCTAAAACGGCCACACCTGGATCACCAGTTGCAGAATCATTATAAATTAAAGCGCCTCTCGCTGTTAATGTTACACCAACAAATGATAAATCAGAAAAATCTGTGATAGCAGTGTTTGTTGCTAAAGACGTTCCTGTGTTTACAAGTGCTTTACCACCAGAAGAGTATCCACCAGATGGTGATGATACTTCGTTCCCAGTTGTAAATGATGTTGTTGATTTTCCTAAAGCAGCCGAGTTTGTGTACATCGCTAACTTAAATGTATTTCCGCCCGGATTACTAAAATTGTGTTTTGCTTCTAATAATTCTTTTTTAAAAGTATTACAGATCGCGTTTGTAGTTATAGCCATGTTATCTCCTTATAAATTTTATGGTGACGGTGAAGGTATTTTAATTCGAGGAACTCCACTGTCGTACTCTCCTCTTCTTCGTCTACCCATTTGTTGTAGGGCAAAAGCTTGTATACTGTCATTGTACCTTTGCGAGTATTGATTGTAAAGATCGGCAGGGCCTTTTAAGAATCCAAACGCCTCTTTCAATACCCCATACAATAACAGAGCTTCTTGATGAGTAGATATGAAAGTATTTGTTGAACTGTCAAAATGTGGTGGATCTTTAATATAATTGATTTGCACAGTGCTAGCTGCAGCAGGAGTAGGAGCAACTAAAATAACTGGTCCTGTTTGAACATTGTCCTCCCAATTAGCATAATATTTTGGTGACCCTTGAACACCAGTAGGATTAAATTCTGAAATAAAACTAGTATCTCTTTTTTCTAAAAAAACTCTTGTGCTTCCATCTATCACTTGCACAGATCTTAAAACAAGAAGATCTGATGGTAATGATACATAACGATTACCCACTGTAAAATTTGAAGTAGAATATTTTCTAAGATCGTCATAATCTACAGCACCAGCTATTTCTAATTCAGTGTTTCTGATAAATTGATCTAATAAAGCATCAGTTAAAACATTGCTATCTACCTCTGTGTAGTTTCTGACTTGTGTTAAAAAATTTGAATATGTTATAGCCATTATGATATTCCTACTGTTACTTCTCCAACTTGAGATCTAGCTTCTCTTCTTTTATTTTGTAAAGAAGGATCTCTTGGTTGCATAGTGTTTATTTCTGAACCGTCATGCTCTATTGCAGAAAATACTTGAAAGGCAAATTGACCAGGTAATGTAAGACTAGCCACCGCTTGTCCTGCGCCACCCGAACCAGCCACTGTAATATCGTTTGAGAAAGGCGCTTCAGGTTGTTGGAAGTCTTGTGTCCTAGTGTTTTGTAAAGCAATGGCATCTGCCACAACTTTTTTTCTTCTTATTTGAGGATGTTTAGGTTCAAACTCAGATATGTGAACTAAAGATCCATTCCACTCTCTTACCATTTCTTGATAAGGAAAAGCCATACCAGATCTGTCTGATATTGCTAATGATCTTTTACCTTTTGCGTATGTTCCCATTATTTTTTACCTCCAGGACCTAAAGCTTTATCCACCATTGGTGTTTTTGTAGGTTTATAACCATATTCTTTCATTAATTTTATTAATGCTTGATCATTGTTCATTTTTTCACTAACTAAATTTATTGCTTTTCTAGCATCAAAACCAGCTTTGTTCATTAAATAAGAAAAAGCTTTTTGTGCTAATTTATTTGCAAATAGTGCAGGCATTATACTCCATCTCCAAAAAATGTTTGTGGTGAAATATATAAAGAAGTTCTCGAACCATCTTCATCTAATGCTCTTTTCATTTCATCTTCATATGCCATCTTTAACATTTGTGTTCTGTCAGCAGCTTTCATGAAAGAAAGATAGTAAGCCAACCCTGAAACCATACAAGGTAAAAATCTAAAAGGTGCATCAGGTTGATTAGTATAAGCTCCAGCGTCTTGGATTCTGTTTATCGAAAAATATTTTAGTGTTGTGTAAGTATTTAAATCAGGAGTTTGATATAAATTTATTACTGGTGTAATTTGTCTATCAACATAATATTGAGAAGGCTGACCTGTTGCAAATTTATTAGGAAGAGCTGCATAAGCAGATCTATCTATTTTTGTTAATGAAATATCTTGAGTGCTAGCGCTGTTAGAAGCTGTGGCTGTTGATGAAATAAAAGCCTCAAGCACATCACTTACATCAGATGGAACGGTATATGTAGCTTGCCCTGAAACTAAAGGTGCTTCTTGTAATTCTACTTTCCAAAGATGAAGTCCTCTGTTTCCCCACTCAGAAAAAAGTAAATTTAAATTACGTCTTGCTCTTTTTAAATCATAACCTGATTGAGTAGACAAACCACATCTTACATATGCTTCATCGATAACTTCATCGATATCTAAATTAAAAGCTGTTGTTCCTGATGATGCCATTATAATAAGTCTCCATAATAATTCATAAATCCACCTTTGCTTGCAAAAGTTTTTACGTTAGTTGGCTTTCCACCAACTCCTTGTGGTTTGCTTCTTTTCCTTGCAACGGCACTCCGCCTCTGGGATTCTGTCATCCTCGCTGCTTTGGCAGCAGGGACGCACTTTGGATACTTTCGTTTTGAACCACTTGCAGATTTTCTTCCACATTTTTTAAATCCTCCACCTTTTTTCTTTGCACCAATATCAACCCAGTCTTGTCTGAACCATTCTTTGAGTCCACCTTTTTTCATACCAGCAGGAACACAATTGGGAACCATCTTGTTACCTTTTTTCTTCATTCCCTTTTGTTCGTATCCTACCCAGCATGAACCTCGTTTACTCATCAATCATACCTTTGTAATAATTCACTAAAGATTTATTAGAAACTTTTTTTCCTCCTATTTCACCTTTAATATATGAACCATTATAACCACCGGTGCTAAACTGTTTAGTAAATGTAATTGTGCCACCTTTAGTGTCTGTTTTAAAACCTGTATTAGATTTTGATTTACCTTTATTTAAAGTAAGATCTAGATATGAATTTTTTCCTGTCTTAAATCTTTTTTCATAAGACACACCTTTTTCTTTTGTTACGTAATCTTTAAAACCTTTTGCTGATTCTGTTGTTTTAGTTTTACGAAGATTTAAACTTCCAAACTTGCCTGCTAAACCAAAACCACCTGAAGTTACATCTGATTTTACTTTGCCTTCAACACTTTGTTGTTTTGTTACAGTCGGAGAAACTCTAATAGGCCCAATCTTATCTTTAATAGTTGCTAAAGTACCTTTATCAGCTTTTATCATCGCACCTCTTTTTGCAGGTTTAGGTCCTCTGAAGTCTTTTCTTTTTACACCAGATGGATCTTTAATTTTACCAGCACAGATTTTAGATGCGTAGGCATTAGCATAGGCGCTAGGGTATACCTTGAATTTACGCTTCGCTGCTGCTTTTCCTCTCGGACATAATTTAGTCATATAGCTCCTTTTTTAGTGCGGCCGCATTGAGAGAGATATTCTTCTCCTTTTTACGGTTGTACAACTTCTTTGATTGTATCACTTTAGACTTGAATACGCTAGACCTTAGACTTTTTGCGATTGGATTTACGTTTGATGGCTTCGATAACTCTTCGTTTTTTCTTTTTTTCATCTCTAGCACCTCTTAAATTACCTTCAACTTGCTTTGAAATTTGCCCTCTACTTATTGCCATTTTTATCCTCCATTACTTTTGTTGTTCTTTTATCAAACTCTACTATAGATAAATTTCCTGAATAAGTCACCATGTCAGAAGACTTCTTTACCATATGTTCTAAGAAACTAGGAAATATTAATATTTGACCAGGCTGGCAATTTGGCTCAAAGCTATTTTGAAAAAGATTAAAACTATAAAAAGAATCAATAAGATATCTTCCAGGAGGGAAGAACACAGTTCTTGATGAACCTTTAACATAGATTATGAAACTAAAATGAGAACCCGGATGAAAATGATTATCTTGGTAATCATCTTTGTCATAACGATTTGCCCAAACACCTTCTAGTTTTATTGTCATATTATTAGGAACTATCTTCTCAAGCATACCAGAAAGTTTAAACATTAAATATCTGTAAGATTCTGGATCTAATATATTTTGACCACCATGAGAAGTTGGTGTCTCTGACAACCATTTTCTGTCTAACTTTAGAGGTTCTAGTTTTATACGTTCTAAATCTATATTTTCTATAACTATTGGAATTGAAAATAGATCTAGTTTCATCCTAACCAAGGTGTGTAGGTTACTTTACCATTAACTCTCTGTGCTCTTAACGATTGACCTCTGTTGTGATCTGTTGAGTAACTACAATGTATCCAGCCCGATGTCGGTTCGTTATCTTTGTAAAATTCTAAAATGAGTTGATCATAATCAAGTTCATTCTTGATGTACAAAGCTAACTCTTTATTATCAACACCAGGTATCTCAAAGTCTGCTGCAGCTGCTTTGTCATCTGCCACATGTTGACTGTCGACTGAACTTCCTATCTCTAGGCACAGTTGAGCACAACGGAATCCTGATGATATGATTAGTGGTTTATCAAAATGTGATCGAACTGGCTGCAATATATTTGTAGCCAATGCTTTTAAATTTTCTATTTGTGCAGGATTTGGATTATTGTTTATACCTTTTCTTTCCGCGACCTGGCTTTTGGTTAACTCATCAAGAGTTATATTTGCTGTTAGTTTCATAATTAAAAGTAGTTAAGATTGATACAAATTTTTCTATCTTTATCAGTTTGACTTATAGCTCGATGTTCAAGTTTAGCAGGAAACACTATGAGTTTATTCCTTTCGCTTTTAATAGTTTCTCCTGTTTTAAATTCAGTTTCACCATTGTTTGTATTAACATAAAAGATAGAAGTTGTATGATTTAATTTGTCATTACCCCAATCATCGTTATGCCATCCGCCAAAACATTTTTTGTTTTTGTTAATATACATATTAGCTCTTATTCCGATTAACGACAAGGGTTTCATGAAAGTTAATAACGGCAATAATTCAGCATAATAAGGTGAACATGGTGTGTTCATGTTATAAAAAAAATGATAAAGATAGCTTTCTTCATCATTACCAGCGTTAGAATTAGAATATCCCCAAGTAAAAGTATTTGAAAAAAACATATCTTCTATTTTTTTCATAGTTTCTTCAGGCAACGCATTTTTAATTATTTTTATTTCAGACATCTTTTTTTTCTTCTATCTCATAGAAAAATTTATCTGTATCTTCTGTTCTCCAATGACTTGTGTTTTCAACATTCCACTCTGACGTTTGCACTTTCCAATCAGGTACATTGTTTTTAACAGTGAAAGAAGGTATGTCCCATATACATCTATTGTTAGGTTGTGCAGCATAATTACCATCGTCTAATGCAATTATGTGAGCACATTTATGTTCGTGAGGTATTTCAGAATGATCTGTATCTAAAATATTACTTTCAGGATGAGCAAAATCAACTGTAAATAAATATTTACCATGATGCCATTTCTTGTCTTTTCCTATGTATTTACCAGCTTGTGCTTCTAGAATATCCCAAGAATGCACAGCAGGATAATAACTGAAACAATTCCAAAGCTGTAACTCGTCAAGTCTACGTCTAGGAACTTCTTCTGGTTTAAAGCCTCTTTGAATGAACGCAGATATCGGGAGACGATAGAAGATAGCTCCATTTTCCATAATACAATGAAAAAGGATACTACGCCCTGTAATAGCCGATAGACCAAAGATAATGCAGTCTTCAACTTCTCCATGATGTTTCTTAAGGTCATATAAATATTCCTTTCTTATTTGTGCGTACTCTGGTGGTATGTTTGCGTTTAGGTATGCCATAATTATTTATCATTTAATCCATACCATATTACTACACATAATAAAATAAAAGCTATGATAGTGTTTACAGGGACAAAAGGTTCCATTATTTTAATATTTTAACAATCTTTTTTCTATCCATGTATATCTCTGTTTGAGCTTTTACCTTTTGACAACTAAATACAACTCTCTCAGGATTTACCTCGTTCTGCGCGATACGCTTGGATTTCAAACAATCGCTGAGGTTGGTTTTATATACATGCTCTATCATATTTCCGTTTAACGTTAATATAAGCGCGAATACAGTTTCTATCATTGATGTTTACCACTCCCGTTTCTAATTAATTTTTCTACGTCTTCTGTTAACTTCTCAGTTCTTTTCTTTAAAAATTCTATGTTAACTGCATTGTTTCTCATACCCTTAATTTCTTCTTCTACATCCTCCAATAAACCACTGACGTGTTCTACAATCATAAAAAGCTCTGCCTCTCCAGCTGATTGACCTAACTCACCTCTTGGATACTTTATTCTAAACTCTGAGTTTTGATCTAAATCTTTTTGCATCAACTCTATCTTTGTAGAGTGTTGGTTTAATTTTTCGTGAATGCCAAAATAAGCCCAGGTCCCAATCGCGATGATTGTGATCAAACTGGCAACCGTCTTCATCGGCATTTGTACGGCTGCTGATTCAGAAATTTTTAGGGCCATAAATTACTTATAAAAACCTTTAAATAACCAACTAACCCATTTGTTCCATAAGCCTTTTACTTTGTCCCACGCTTTGCAACAAATGTTTTTACATTTATTTAACATTTCCATCTCCTTCTAGCTTGTCTTAATCTAGAGTTAGGATCTCTAGCTGCTTTTGGAAACTTCTTCATTTGACCAGCACTTCTAGCACAGAATGATTTACGTCTCTTCGCAGCCTTTGAACCTTTTTTTACTTTTCCCGTAACTGCAGTTTTTAGTTTTGATCCAGGATTATCTCTCCTGTATCTAGCTACTCCTGCAGCTGTCATTCCCGCTCCACTTTTTGTAGAACGATAATACTTTTTAGTTCGTGGAGGTTGAACATCTCCTCCACGTTTTAACTTCAGAATATCAGAATAATATTCTAAGTCCATATTACGTGAATGTTATAGTTACACCACCAGTGCCAGCAATAGTAGCATGAATACCGTCTGCAAATAAGATTCCATTTCCAGGAAGATACATATCTAATCCTTCTTCACCAAAAAGGTAGGTAGCAACTATAGTGCCTGATCCACCACCAGTTCTAAAAATAATTGAAGCAGTAGCTGAATTACCTTTGCCTTGTATCGAAGTTAATCTTACTCTTTTGTTTCTAGCAACCATTTGTGCCGTGCTCGTTGCATGAGCACTCGACTGGTCTGATGAAAAACTTGATCCACCCATAATTTTTTCTCCTATATTTAGTCTCGGTGGGTATCAGGATCATTTGAATGTCCTGAAGTTTCCCACCAAGATAATTATTATACTAAGTCTAATGTTTCTGTAAATGTCATTCCAATGAATGTCACTGTTACAGATGCACCAGATGCTCCAGGGTCTGCCATTGTCACCATGATTTCATCAGGTGTTAATGGTATT